CCGAGTGCCGGTGTCAAAGCGCCGAGCAAGGAGAAGAGCCGCGATCGCTGGCTCGATGGCCAAGAGATCGTCTGGCTCTGGCGGGCCTGCGACCAGCTTGGCTATCCGTTCGGACCGTTGTTTCAGACGCTACTGTTGACCGCGCAGCGGCTCAACGAAACCGCATCGATGGAGTGGAGCGAGCTCGCTCTCGACAACGGGCTCTGGGTGATTCCGCGCCACAAGGCGAAATCCGACCGCACTCACGAGGTGCAGTTAGCCGAGCCCGTCGTTGCACTGTTGCGCGCGCAGCCGCGGCTCGGGCCCTACGTGTTCACCGGCAAAACCGGACGCCACGTCACCGGCTTCACGTACGGCAAGGCTCTGCTTGACGCTGCTATGGCCGCGGTCGCCGGCGACGCCAAGGTTGAGAAATTCAATTTGCACGATTTGCGTCGCAGCGCTGCCAGCGGCATGGCAAAACTCGGCACTGCGCCGCAGGTCGTCGATCGGATTCTCAATCACAGCGCCGGCACCATCCGCGGCGTCGCTGCGGTCTATAATAGATTTGAATATCAGGATCAGCGTCGAGCCGCCTTGGCTGCATGGGCTTCCTACGTCACCGGCTTGCTGTCGCCGGCCCCAAGCAATGTGTTGTCACTCCACGAGCGCAAAGCATGAGCGACGTGGCGGACAGCTCGCCGAAAGTCGAGCCGCGGGATTGGCTGTGGCTCGTGCATGATCCGTCGCAGATCGGGCCGCCGGATTGGCTGCCGCTCAACAACGCCTATCGGCAAAGGCGCGATTGTCTTGGAGAAAGCGAACTTGCCCGGCGCGACTTATACGCCTGGCTATGTGGCCCATTACCCTCGGCGGTACGGCGAATTAACTCCAACGGCAACGAAGCTGGATACCTATTGGGTCCTGCATTCTGGGAACAGATTCGCTTGTGGCTGGACGCCGACCACCTAGGAATCCATTACCTTGACCGTTCTCGCTCGTTTGACGGGCGTGAGTACTTTTTCGTGCGCGCTGACGTTTTTGAGCGTCTGTGCTCGATAGAGGCATCGGCGCCGGCACCGCCGCCTACACCCAGCACAGAGCCGAAACGCATATTGCGGCGCAGGCAAACAAAGCACGACTGGGATGCAATCTGTGGCGAAACTGCCCGCCTTTGTCACGATGAATCGGGACGGGTCCGAGTGCCCAAGAACGAGAGTGAGATCGTGGACAAGGTACTTCTATTTTGCCAAGACGAGCTCGGGTGTGAGCCTGCAGCAAGCGAGATACACAAAACCGTGAGTGTGATTTGTGCGGCCTTGCGAAAAATAATTCCAGGCGGGAAGTAATTCCAGAAAACGTCAGAAAGCGTCAGATTACATAAGTGAGGCGCCAGCCTAACAAGTGACCATAAGATAGGTGGTCACTGTGGATTGCGCGCCCAAAGAATCCGCGAAGATTCCGTTCCCGCAGCCCGACTTCATCATCAATGGCCGCCGCTATTGGACACGCCGGACGCTGCGCGCACACCGTTACCGCTTGGAATTCGAAAAGCCGCACCCAGTCGACGCCCTCGAGCAGCTTCCCTCTCTCCCCGACGATGACGATCTCATTCCGTCTTCCGTGGTTAAGCGGGAGAACGGGGGTATTTGCGACATGACTTTGTGGAGATGGATGCACCCAGAACGTTCGCGCGGCTTAATCGAGGAAGACGCCACTTAGAAGAGAAGCCCGGCACCTCGATCGCAAGATCGAGACCGGGCTTCGCTGTTCCTGCTCACCGACCAAAGCGAAGAGGAACTTGATGCCCGAGAATATCGACACCGACACCGCAATCGTCAAGACGGACGATCGCAAAGCGCTGGTCGAAATCATCCGAACTTCTCACCAGGCAGTTCGTAACGCCGCCCATAATATCCTGTGCGAGGCAATCACTGCCGGGGAGGCACTGCTCAAGCTAAAGGCGTCTGTAGGCCACGGTGAGTGGGGCCACTACCTGCGGCGACACTGTGAGCTCGGCGAACGCACCGCACAAGTCTATATGCGGCTTGCCGAGCACCGCGCGGAGCTCGAGTCAAATTCGCAGCGTGCTGCGGATTTCAGTTTGCGTGGAGCGCTTAGGTTCATCGACAAAGAGCCCGACAAAGACGGCAAGTCCGCGAAGTCTGCTAAGGCAACGACATCGCTCTCAACCTTGGCATGGTCGAACGCGACCGCGGAGGAGCGGCAGCGCTTCGTCGACGGCATCGGACTCGTCTCATGGCTGGCGGCGATGCCGCCCACTTGGCGCGATGATCTCGAGCGCCGCATCAATGGACAGCGCGGGGCGAAGTCCGGTCCTGAAATCAACACCACCATTTCGAAGGCGTTGCGTCAGGCGCTATCGCTGCAGAAGACGGCGAAGAGCAAGGACAATACGTCGGCCGCTGTCGCTGCCGCTTTAAACGGAATCCTGAACAAGCTGAAGGCTGCCGGCCTTGATCTCCACGATCTCAATGTCGTGGTCCAGGCATCGGCCGCAAAACGCGCCGCATGAATTTTCAGTTTCGGGCATTCGCCCGAGACCGTCGCGGATTCGGCTCGTGCTTTCGTACCTATAAAGAGGCGCACGCCTATCGCTCGGCGGTTCTCGCCTATCGACAACTCTCCGACCGGCGCTTGCTCATTAGCGTCGAGCGACTGCGTCGTTCGGCGACGATCAGCTACGGCCATAACCGCTAAACAAACTTCGGCGGCATCGTCGTAAGGCGGCGCCGCTCTCATTCGGAAAGGATGAGAAGGAGAGTGAAATGATAGAGCCGATATACGGCGTTTGGTGTTCCGACGACCACGACCCGAGCTTTGACCACTGGCGGCGCCACCTCGATGGCCGCCGCATGGAGTTCACGAGTTTTGCGGGCGCCGAGAAGGCCGTTGCAGAACTCGAAGCCAAGCGCAGCAACGAGCGATTTCATTATCGCGCCGTGGTGACGAACCTTGACCCGTTGAAGCACCACGCCGAGATCGCGCGCGAAATGCTTGCCGCATTCAAGACAGGAGCAAGCAAATGACCGCCACACCCGCCCCGCCGCTGATGTCAGTGATGCACGAGGGCCGCTGCCTCGGCTTCCTTCTTCGCCGCGGCCCGCAAGGCGTCGAAGTCTTTACGCGTGAGACGCGATCGATCGGCTGTTTCCCTACCGAGCAAGAAGCGATTGGTGCGCTGCTTAACCCAAAAAGCTACGGCACCGGGGACGACACATGAACAACAAGATCATTCCCGCCGCCGATCGCACAGCCAGCCCGCGTGGAGCGAAGGCTCTTATTGTCGGGCCGACCGGTGTCGGCAAGACTAGCCTACTGCGCACGCTTGACCTTGACCGCACCCTGTTCGTCGACATCGAGGCCGGCGACATCGTCGTGCAGGACCTTGCGGTCGATACTTTCAGGCCGCGCACCTGGCCGCAGTGCCGGGATCTGGCCGTGGTTCTGGCTGGCGCCAATCCGGCTGTGTCGACGGACGCCGTCTATAGCCAAGCGCACTACGACGCCGCGGTCGCTGAACTCGGCGCTCCGCGGCCTTACCAGACGTTTTTCGTTGATAGTCTGACCGCCGTCGGCCGCCTGTGCTTCGCGTGGTCAAGCCAGCAGCCGGAAGCTTTCTCTGAGCGTAGCGGCAAGCGCGATCTCCGCGGCGCTTACGGGCTGCATGCCCGCGAAATGGTCGCATGGCTGATGCATCTCCAACAGGCGCGTGAGGTGAATGTTGTCTTTCTCGGCATCCTTGAGACTGTCACCGACGACTACAACCGGACCGAACATCGCCTGCAGCTTGAGGGCGCCCGCACGTCGCGGGAGCTGCCGGCGGTCGTCGATCAGGTCATCACCTACAACTGGATCGATTTTGGCGACGGCGTGCTGACGCGCGCTTTCGTGTGCACCACGCCAAATCCTTGGACCTTCCCTGCGAAAGATAGATCCGGCCGGCTCGAGCAAATCGAGGAGCCACACCTGGGCAAGCTACTTGCGAAACTCTCGGCCAAGTCGACGAGCGGCGGCTTGGTTGAGCTCGCAGCCGCTCAATAGCGAAAGTGAAGGTGAACTATGACTTACGACTTCAACACAGCCGGCGAGCAGCGTTCATTCGACGTTATCGCGGACAAGACCGTCGCGGTGCTCCAATTGAATATCCGCCTCGGTGATGCGGGCGAGAATGGGCTTTTGAAAAGGTCAAAGACCGGCACGTCCGAGGGGCTCGACTGTGAGCTTGTGGTCATCGGCGGCCCCTATGACAAACGGAAATTCTGGGACTGGATGACCATCAGCGGTACGACCGACGGTCACGCCCAGGCGGCCGACATCACGCACCGCAAGCTGCGGGCGATCATCGAGAGCGCGCGCGGCATCAAGCCGACCGATGTTTCCGAAGCGGCGAAGAAGGCGCGTGTTGTCGAGTATGCCGATTTCAATGGTATTCGGTTCCTTGCGCAAATTGGTGTCGAGCCGGCCAAGGGCGATTATCGCGCCAAGAACTTTCTGGCGCAGATCATCACACCCGAGCGCAAGGAATGGCACCCGGTCGAGCAAGCGGCACAACCGATGCCAGCCGCCGCTGCGAAGCCGTCGAACGTCATCGAGAGGCCGGCGTGGGCTCGATGACAACGCGCAAAACGAAAGCACGTCTGCCGTCGCTGAACGCGCTCGAAGATGCTTGGCAGCGCGAGGCTACTCGCGTTGCCATCGAGAAGGCCCGCGCCGCCGTCAGTAGCGGCGCGGTGCCACCACTGACGCCGATCGGTCGGCTATCCGATACCGAATGGGGCTGGATTGCCGCCGCTGTCTTGTTCGGCTGGATCAGTACGCGCGCGCGCCAGGCCACCGACAACGGCGTCGGAGCAGACAAGTACCTCTACGGCAATAAAGCCTTCAACCCCGACCCTTGGGACGCCGGCGCCATCGAGGCAATCTTGCCAGAGCTCGGGAATTGCCAAGCCGATTGGTCCAAATCGCTTTCGCAATTCTCGCGCGAGGAAATGATCGCGTTTCTGGGCGACGCCTACAACCTGATCGGCAAGGCGATGCTCGCGCGTGAAGAGGGCGAACAACTGGTCACGCGCAAGGGGCCGGCAGGCGAGCAGGCCGATCCGAACGACCCGATACCGTTCTGAGAAATTTGCGATGCCCGATTTCAACCGCACCAAACTCTCCGCCTTGCCCGTGAGCATCGCAATTAATGCGCTGCTCGAGGAAGGCGCGCGCGAGGTCGGGGAGCCAACTCGCGGCTATCTCGGTGCATCGTCGATCGGGTCCGAGTGCTTGCGCCAAATTCAATTCGATTGGATGTGCGATCAGCAGCACCCGCTACAGGCGCGCGATCGGTTTTCGCGCGGGCACTTCCTCGAGCAGTTGTCGCGCGATCATTTCGCGCGTGCGCGATTTGAGTTCGCCGAACAAAACCGGCTCAAGTTCGAGGCACTCGACGGAATGCTTAAAGGTCACGCTGATGGCATTTTCGTCGCCGGCCCCAAGATCGCCGACGTCAGCTATCCCGCGCTTTGGGAGCACAAGGGGATTAACGCAAAGGGGTTTAAGACGATCGAGCGCGACGGGCTGCGCAAGGCTTATCCGCAATACGCCGTGCAGATTTGCCTTTATCAGCACTTTCTCGGAGTCGAGACCAATCCTGCAATCCTTACCGTGACCGATGCCGACAGTTGCGAGCGTCTCCACGTTCTTGTGCCGTACGATGCCGAGTTCGCGCACACGTGGATCGAGCGCGCCGAGATCGTCATTCAGGCAACGCGCGCCGGCGAATTGCTGCCGCGCTTCACCGACAACGCCGAGCACTACCGTTGCCGCCTCTGCGGTCACAAGGCGAGGTGCTGGCGGACATGAATGTCGAGAAGATCCAGAAGCTGATCAGATTGCTGTCATCGCCCCATGACGGCGAGGCGCTTGCTGATGTGGGGCTCTGGTGTGCCCGGCGCGAGCCGTCAGAGAAACAGGCAAAGTGGTTGCACGATATTTACTACCGGATCGGACGACGTCGATGACGAAGCCCAATAAGGTCGAGACCAACCTCGCGAATTTCCCCGCCGCGCTCGCTCCGCTGTGCAAGGTCGATCACTGGGTCGTCTGGCGCTGGGAGCAGCGAAAAGGCAAGTGGACCAAGCCGCCGTTTATGGCAACGGATCCGCGTCGTAAAGCGAAGAACAACGATCCGGCGACATGGGCCAGCTACCAGGCAGCTGTTGCCGCGGCGAGTGCGGCCGACGGCATCGGCTTTGCGCTGCTCGATACGCCGTTCGTTGCTGTTGATCTCGACCATTGTCTGACCGGCGAGATCATCGATTCCTGGGCCAAGGCTTGGATCGAACAAGCCAACGGCGCCTATGTCGAGATAACACCGTCTGGCGAGGGCTTGCGGATTATCGGCCTCGGCAGCGGCGAGAAACTTCACCGCAAATGGAAGATCAAGGGTGCCCGCGACGGCGCCGCGATCGAGGTCTATCGCGGCTGCGAGCGCTACATCACCATCACCGGCGCGCAGCTCGACGAGTGCAAGGAGCTATCGAAGCTCGATCTGCTCGACAAGATCGCGCTTGAGTACGACGGCAAGGAGCAAGGCGACAAAGCGGAGTCCGGCAGCAGTGGCTTCGATTTCAATAAGGCCGACAAGTCGATCGACTACGACGAGATCATCCGTTCTGGCGCGCCTGCCGGCGCCGACATTAGCGCCGTGTTTCACGCTGTCATCGGCCACCTGTGCGCCAAAGGCATGTCGATCGAGACTATCGTCGAGACACTGTCGAAGTGGCCAAACGGCATTGGCCGTCGCTACGCCGGCCGACTGCGCGGTGAAGTCGAGCGCTCATTCGAAAAATGGCGGAGCAAGCGCAAGATCCGCGTTGACGATGGCGCCGCCGCCGAACCGGATGAGCCGCTGATCTGGGAGACAACCGACAAAAACGGCATCCCAAAGCCAACTTGCGCAAACGCGCGGCGGGCGTTGTTGGCACTGGAAGTCAGGTGCCGTTACGACGTCTTTCACGACAGCATATCGTCGAAGGCCCGATCGTCCTTAAACTCGCCAACCTCGACCTTGTCGTTGCCGACCTGCGACGGAAAATCCACACCGCGTTCGGCTTCGACCCTGGCAAGCAGAACACCATCGATGCTGTCGAGCAATCGTGCGTCAGGAACAAATTCAATCCGATCACCGATTATCTCGACGCGCTGAAGTGGGACGGCAGGCCGCGGCTTGAGCGCTGGCTGATCACCTATCTCGGCGCCGAAGACACCAAACTTAATCGCGAGTTCGGTCGCCTGGCGCTGCTCGCCGCTGTGCGACGCGCGCGCAAGCCGGGAACGAAGTTCGATCCGATTATTGTGCTCGAGGGACCAATGGGAAGCCGCAAGTCGATGGCGATCGAGACCATGGCCGGATCCGAGAATTTCTCCGATCAAACCATCCTCGGCGCCCGGGACCGCGAGGTGCAGGAATTGCTGGCCGGCGTCTGGCTGTACGAGATCGCCGAGCTCTCCAATATCCGTCGAACTGATGTTGAGCATATGCGCTCCTTCGTGTCGCGAACGGTCGACCGCGCCCGCAAGGCTTACGGTCACTTTCGGACTGACCTGCCGCGCACGCCGATCTTCTTCGCAACGACCAATGACGATCGATACTTAAAGCAAGCCGATCGACGCTTCTGGCCGGTCAAAACGACAACGATTGATATCGAGACGCTCAAGCGCGATCGCGATCAACTGTGGGCCGAGGCCTCAACACAAGAGCCTGGTGCGTCGATCGTGCTGCAACAGGAGCTATGGGGAGCCGCACGTGTCGAACAAGACGCGCGCCAGGAGCACGATCCGTGGGACGATAAGCTTGCTAATGCATGCGGAACTGTTGAGCAGGATGAGGAACGCGTATCGAGCACTGATCTGTTGGAAATAGTTCTCGAAATTCATATCAGCAAACAACGTGATATCGATTATAAGCGTCTCGGTCGATGCATGCGACGCCTTGGTTGGGATGGACCAAAGCTTGTCAGGATCAATGACAAAGTACAGAGGGGCTACTCACGTCTTGTAACGGGTGTAACGGGTTAGACTGGCTCACCTGTTACAAAAGTTAGGCCGATGAAATAAGGCTTGTAACCGCCGTAACGGGTGTAACTGATAATCTCTAGGGCGGTAATAGGAAATAATATTGGGAGAAGAGTTGAAATAACCGGTGTAACCGGTTTTGCAGTTACAAATGGATCGCTGACGACATTTGGAATACGCTAACGAAGTCACGTAAAGATCCTTCGCCATGACTCCAATCGAAAAGAATGCCCGACGCTTAGTTGGAGTTTTGGCCGAGTTCTTTCCCGCTGGTTCGAATTGCGAAGACTTGCGCCTCAAGTTCCAGCAGATCGCCAACCGTAAACATGCGACTTTCTATGCCGCTCTTCGTCACGCTAAAGCCAACTGTTGGATTGTGGCTGACGGGAAGACGTCGGCTCGGCTGACCACATATACGCTCAACCCTGACGGTTGTTGGCGTCCACCTCCGGTTGGAGCGGAAATTG